ATGTGATCGTCGAGTGCGTCCCATTGCCGTTGCGGGAGCGCGCCAGGCATTTCCGCGACGGCATCGATGTCGTCACGCCGTCGCTGCGCCGCACGCCGCCCGACTCGCTGTCGCCGCGCGCCAAGATGCACCAGTACTTGAACCTGGTGCTCGCCGACCGCGAGGTGAAGGCGCAGCAACCGGATGCTTGGGCAGTGCTGCTCGACGTCAACGGCAATCTTTCGGAAGGACAGGGGAGCAATGTTTTCCTGGTGCGCGACGGCCGCCTTGTGACACCGCGCGAGCGCTATGTGCTGCCCGGCGTCAGCCGTCAGGCGGTGATCGATCTCGCCCAACGGCTCGAAATCCCGTTCGCAGAGCAGGACGTCGACCTTTACGACGCCTATACCGCCGACGAATGCCTGCTGACCTCGACCAGCCTGTGCATTTGCGGGGTGCGGACCCTCAACGGCCGCACTTTCGCCGCCGGCAAGGTCCCGGGCCCCATTACCCAGCGGCTGACCGAGGCCTATAAAGAACTCGTAGAGTGTGACTTCGTTGCACAATATCTGCAGCGCCTCGACGACTGAATGCCTCTTCCAATACGGGTTTTGGCTCTCGCCTTCTCGGCGTTGCCGGCGTTAACAGCCCGGGCGCAGGTTCAAACTGCTACCCCGATAGAGCATCTGATCGTCGTAGTTGGAGAGAATCTCAGCTTCGATAATCTCTTTGGCACCTACCGGCCGCGGTCCAATGCTAAAATTCGCAACCTGCTGTCCGAGGGCATCGTCAATCGCGATGGCGGCCCGGGATCCGAGTTCGCCAAGGCGATGCAGCGCCGCGCCGAGGTGCACGACAGTTACGAAGTAACTCCGCACATCGTGATATTTACCTTGAATTGCCGCGACCCGGGACAGGCGGCTGCCCCCCTTGTCGGCGCGCAGCCGCGACCAGCTTCCCGACGCCTCCGATCCCTACGTTCCGGCCAACCGCCCTGCCATCGGAGACCTGATGAGCTTGTTCCGGTTCTAGTCTAATTCCAGGCACAAGTGGTTGGCGCGCCGGGCCGGGTCGAAGCGTGAATTCGGGCCTTGTCGGCATTTTCCTAAGCCGAAATTCCCGAACCCAATGATTTACTTCCCCCTCGGAAATTTGCCCCGCTATCCAATTAAGGTCATGAGATAATGCGGCTTTCTTCATTGCCATTATAACACGATCATTCAATTTCCCGTCTATAAAAAACACGCGTCAAAATCCTCCTTCGCAATCTCTCCCGAGCTCACTGCCGCATCACATGGTATAGTAGCTCTTATCACCATGCTTCCCGTTAGCCCAGCATGGATTGACAAAATTTGATTCAATCTCGATTGAATATTCCTTTCCGTATTTAACAATATGAAATAGACCACTTGCTATATTCGCGATGCCTGGCGCCCGATGAAGCTTTCGGCGTGCCGCTCTAAAGCGCGTCGATGATCAGCGTCTCGCATGAGGCCGCGGATCCAGCCGCAACAGCAAACCGGGTCGTCGTCAAGGAGAAGAATGGACTATGCGAACAGAAGTACGCCCGTCGCTCGTTTTTCCGAGTATAGCGGAGGTGTTGATTTCAGTCCAAAAACCCGCACAGCACTTCAACAGCAGATACAAAGAGTAACTTCTAATATTGGAGCAAGATATGGCGAGAAAAGTATTTCTTGTAACTGACGAAATGCGCGAGCAAGTGCGTTCTTTGGCGGCCCGCGGCGTCCGGCACGAGGATATCGCCGCAATAATTGATTGCGACGCGAAGACGGTACGCAAGCACTTTCGTGATGAGCTTGACCGAGGAATGGCCGAGGCGAATTCGAATGTTACCGGCGCGCTGTACGAGAAGGCGATAGGCGGCGATACCATCGCACAAATATTCTGGATGAAGACACGATTGGGTTGGCGGGAGAAGGATTCGAAGAAGCCAATTCCGGGCTCTGAAGCCCAGCAGATAGATAATGTCATCACGGTGCCCGACAACAACCGAGACCCGGAACTGACGGAGGAGCTACGAAAAACACAGGATAGATACTACGCCAAGCAGCAGCGGCGACAATCCCTAAGCGTGAAGGGGAAATCCGATTCTGATCAGTGAGTATCCTAGGAGATTACTTTTATGTCGACGTATACCAGAACACCACAGTGGTTTGACGAGCAGGTTTGTTATCCGCACACTCTACCCAGGCCGGACCTGCACAAGGTGAAGAGGAGCCCGAGGGTAGCGGGACCTTTGCAGATCAAAATTGCCCTGAGCTCTCGCCCTGATAACCGCCGTCCATTTCCCGGCAAGAAGCGACAGCCGGCCTCGGTGCGGGGAGTTTGATCATGATGTTGACATCACGCGTGGCAATAACGGCCGCACAGGCTGGACCGCAAACCTTGTTTCTGGGCACGCCTGCCGACATCGCCATTTACGGCGGCGCGGCGGGTGCTGGGAAAACCTTCGCACTGCTCATGGAAGCGTTGCGTCATGTCGGCCGGGTTCGAAATTTTACTGTGGTGATCTTCCGGCGCACCATGCCGCAGATCATGAACCCTGGAGGATTATGGGATGAGACCCTTAACCTCTACCGCCTGGCTGGCGGCACTCCGCACTTGGTCGCCCGGGAGTGGCGCTGGCGGCGCGGTGGCAAGATCAAGTTTTCGCACCTGCAGTTTGATTCCACAGTCTATGACTGGCACGGGACCCAGATCACGTTGATCTGCTTTGACGAGCTGACACATTTCACAAAACATCAAGTCTTTTACATGTTAAGCCGCAATCGCTCGACCTGCGGCGTTCGGCCTTATATCCGCGCGACGTGCAACCCAGACGCGGACAGTTGGATCGCTGACTTTCTGGCGTGGTGGATTGATCCGGACACTGGGCTGCCGATCCCCGAGCGGGCCGGCATGCTCCGGTACTTTGTCCGGGTTGGTGAGCAGATCATGTGGGCGGATCGGCCGGAAGACTTACTGCAGTACCTGCCGCGGCCGGAGGAGCTGCCGCCGGGAGTCGAGCTTCCGCGACCAATCAGCGTGACGTTCATCCCCGCCAGAGTGTTCGACAACCCCGCTCTGCTGCGGGTTAACCCCGAATATCTCATTTCACTGCGGTCACTACCATCTCTCGAGCGCGAGCGGCTTTTGGAAGGCAATTGGAAAATTCGGCCAGCGGCTGGGCTCTATTTCAAGCGTGAGTGGTGCACCGTCGTCGACGAGGTTCCGACGGAACTCGAGGTTGTCCGTTATTGGGATCTCGCCGCCACAGAAAAAACGCCGCACAATGACCCCGACTGGACGGTCGGCATCAAACTCGGCCGAGACCGAAACGGTGGCTATTGGCTTTTGGATACGGTACGCGCGCGGGCAAACCCGGGCGATATCGAGAAGTTATTGTTCAATACCGCGACACAGGATGGCAAAGAAGTCGTTATCGGGTTTGGCCAAGATCCGGGGGAGGCCGGCAAGAGCCAGGCGTTTCACCTGGTACGATCGCTCAGCGGGTTCATCGTACAGCCGGCTCCAGAGAGTGGCAACAAGGTTACGCGGTTCGGGCCGTTCAGTTCACAATGCAGCACTGGCAATGTGAAGATCCAGCGGGGCTCCTGGAACGAGGAACTCTTCCGGGTGCTTGAAGGCTTTCCCGATCTCGCGCATGACGATGAGATCGACGCCTGCAGCGGCGCCTTCGAAATGCTTAATCCGCAAGTGGCGGGCTGGACATGGTTGGAACGTGCTAAGCGGGAGCTACTGGAAGCAGAGCTGCAGCGCAGCAAGCCACAACCTATTCAAACCGAGCCTCAGCCCGGGTCGATGGAGTGGTTCGCGGCCCAGAAGCAGAAGGGCTGAACCATGCTGATTCCCGCGCGAAAGTGGCGCTTGACGGAAAGCTGAGCACCCGGGAAGGCGGCGTGGGAGGGAGACTTCGGGCTGGATTCCGCCCTTCTCCCTCCGAACGTCGGAGTGTGCGCAAATTCCTGTATCAAATTTGCGAAACCCAGCAGAGATCGCTGTCATTCAGAAACCCAGGCAGCTGCGGATGCGTCCCACGGAGATTCGGTGCAACGGGATTCGATCGCCGACGCGCACCAAACTGGGTCAGAACTCAACCGGTGTTGACAGTTGAACTGCGAGGTTGTCGGAATCCCGAGCTTGAGACCAAATATCGGGCGACACCACGAAAGATTGGCATGACCGGCCGG